TGTAAGCAATTTTTTCTTGTGCAAGTGCTTTTCTGTCTTCAACAAACTTTGTTATCTCTTCAGATAACTTTTCGTTCATCATAGTGTCAATAGCCTCGATCATGTTTGCTTTGTCGTGTTCGTATCTTTTAGCAAACTCTTCTCTTAACTCTGCACCTACTTGTTCTTTGTTTTCCTTGATTTTTGAATCCCAAGCCTCTTGGATGCTCTTTTGAACGTCTTCTGATATTGCTCCTGATTCAACAAGTTTTGATATTGCGTCTATCATGTTATTTTAGGTCCTTTATTATGTTGGTTAGTGCCTCTTTGAGGAACTTTTGTGCTTTTGGGTCATTTCTAACTTCAGCCGCCAAACCCTTTGCCATGTGTCCACCCTTTGTATTCATAAGGTGTTCATAAATTGGCGTTGGATAAGCACCCGGTGCCGAAGGTTGGGCCACAACATCAACTGTGATGATCTCAAAATCTGAAACTTCACCGCTTCCGTATTCGTTCATGTTTCCAGAACCTCTACTTGAAACGCCTAGTTTCACTCCTGATTCCAACATAGTTTTGACAAGTTGGCCCATCGGTGTCGGTAGGATTTTCATCTTACCGTATCCATTTGGTCCGTCCATCCACATTTCTGTTATCATGTGTGACACACGGTCCAAATTAATCTTTAAATCATCGGGATGGTCTACTTCACCTAGTACAGAGTACCCAGAGCTGATCTGATCGTTCAGTGTTTTCGTTGCTCTCGCAATTTCCTGAACAGGATAGATCCTCTGATTAGCATTTTTGATCCCACCTTGGATACAGATGCCCTTCATGTACAAATCCTTACCGTCTTTTCCCTCGTGTAAGACCTGTACCCTGGCCTGATCAAATGTAAGATTCTCTCTTAGGTATAGTGCTGACATCCGATAACTCCCTTAAATCAACAATTACTTAGAAGCAACTGGTGATTTTGCTGATTTATCCGAACCATCTGCTGTAGAAGCCTTAACTTCTTTCATTTTTGGTTCAGTAGTCTGGTTCATGCTTTTTGCAGTTGGAGCCGGTCTACCTTTTTCTTCTGCTCCGCCTTTAGCGATGTTAGAACCACCTTGGCCCATTTTTGTGCCTGCGTCTGCTACTGGTGATTTCTTATTATCAGCGTGGTCGGCAGTGTCTGCTTTGGCCATGTTTTTGTACTCTTTCATGTCCTCTTTGCTTTTCTTGCCTTCCATTTCTACTTCTGGAGTCAACTCTGGAGCAACTTCTGGTGCAACAGTTTCGTCTTTTTCTTCGTCGTCACCGTCTTTTTTGCTCATCATTGCTTCGAATTCTGCTTTTAGTTCATCTAAAGCGTCTTCTAAGTCAACAACTCTGTCTTCCATATCTTCTTCGCCTTTGTCAGCGTCCATGTCTGCTGGCATTTCTTCACCTTTGTCTGCATCCATTTCGCCTTCTTCTTCTGCTGATATGTCTTTAACCAATTCGTCAGTTGCGTCACCGCCTACTTCTTCGATTGATTCTTCTTCAGTTGTTTCAGACTCTTTTGCTTCGTCTTCGATTTCTACTACTTCGTCAACTTGCTCGTCTTTTGACTCTTCAGAAGTCTCTTCAACTTTGTCATCTTTTGCTTCTTCTTTTGCAGTTTCTTCTACTTTATCTTCTGCAGATGCTTCTGTTTCTTTTACTTCTTCTTTAGACTCTTCTTTTGTTTCTTCTTTTGCTTCAGCAGTTACTTCTTCATCCGCTAAATTCTCGTAGATTTCTCTTGATTTTTCTACTACGATTTCGTGGAATAAAGCCTCTGCTTTGTCGTTTTCTTCGTTTATTAGTAATTCTAATAAAGATTCAAATTTATTGTTTGACATTTTACACGTGCTCCTTTGTATTATAGTCGATTTGTACTTATAAGTGTTATTATTTACTATAAAGCGGCAAAAACGGTGGTATTATTGGTGTAAAAATGCGTCTTTTGACTATTTTTTCAGTTGTATTTCGAATTTTGATGCAAAATCTTCAGTTGTCCAGTGTTTCAGGTTGTCTGCCCACTCCAAATCTTTTGGTTGGAACCAGCCTGCAGGGATAACCCTGTTGAATTTTGTGCCCTTGTAGTCTTGTAGACAACGCTTGGTTTGGTTCATCCAGTTGCCATAAAAAGTTGCTTCGTCATTACTTTTTTTGTAGTTCCTTGTGTCTTTGAATATGTTGTTGAATCGGAATCTATTTGCCTTGTTTCCCTCTGTGTGTCCTTGATAATCAAAACCCAGTATGTATATTTCCTTGAATCCATGATCACAGGCCATCTTTAAGGCAGTTGGTCCGCTCGACCATCCTAGACTTGGTTGAAACCAGTTCACATGATCTAGTATTTTTTGATTTTTATTGTATTGGGCATTGAAATTACTCCATACTTTATTATGTACAGGATAGTCCGTTTCACAAATTTCCAATATCATCTTTGGATCTACCGCCACAAGGAAATGTGGCTGGTGTGTTCTGTACACACCATTACATGCAAACACAGTGCCTCGTTCCATAAGATCGTTGATTTCGATGCCCTTACGTGATTCACCGTTACCTAATACAAATGCTATTGATGACATTATAACTCTAAGTTATCGTCTTGTGCGGATTGTCCGTACATTTTTTGGACAAATACTGCTTCTTCCTTCTGTTGATCATCATGAGCCTCCGATGCCAACCTCATAGAGTTGATTTGTTTGAGTGTCAATCTTGTTTTTCTCGTGTCCTCTGAATCTAGAATTGAAATATCGTTCTCAGGCTCATAGGTTTTATCCTGTTCAAAGCCGTCTGCGCCGTATGTGAAAAATTCATTCAGTTTCATAATCGTATTTAACCTTAGACTGTTGGTCCTCCACCTGTTCCGCCTGGCGTTGTACCACCGCCGCCTTGCCCACCTGGTGTTTGTCCTGGCTGTCCTGGTTGTGGTGTGTCTGGTCCTGGTGCGTCGGTGTCTGCTGTTGGTTCTTCAAACTGGTCTAGGTCAGCACTTATGCCCGATTGTGTCACCCCACCGCCTCTCAATTCATTAGATTTGGATTGTTTTTTCTGTGGCACATTGTTTTCTTCTGCCCATAATTCTGCATTTCTCGCCAATTCCTCTTCAGTAAGTCCGAGATATCTCTTCAATGCAAATCTTTTACTCATGTATGGAAGTTCTGCTATCTGTGAGAATGTGTTAACCCTGCTTTGGTCCATCTCGGTCTGTCTGTATTGAGCAAAGTTCTGTGGTGGATTTAATTTTAGTGCGAACATGCTGTTGTCAATGTTGTAACCTTTTGATTTAATCCATAGTTTGAATTCACTGTCAAATGTATCCGCTAACATTGACTGCAATCTTGCACAATATTTGTTGAATCTCAATTCTTGTATGTACGCAGTCCCTACTCTACCATCATTGTACTGTTGTCCGCCGTCTTCTGCACCTGTTGGTAGATAAGAACTTGGGATCCTTAATCCTCTGAACAGTTTGTTTGTGAAGAATCTTAAGTCATCTATCTCACCTAAGTTTGTACCACCCGGTAGTGTGTCCACTTTAGACCCTCTACCCTCTGCTGTTTGTGGGAAGAAGTAATCTTCGTTGATTGACATTGGATTGTAGGTTGCATCAATGAAATTTGCACCGCCTGATGCACTCGGAATCCTTCTCTGGTTGATCTCATTTTTCACTCTCTCAACAAACTGCATAGCCAAGTGCGTAGGCATGTTACCTACGTCTATGTAGAACACTCTTCTCTCAGGTGCTCTTTGAACCCTGTAGATGATGATTGCGTCTTCTAATAATTCTTTTTGTTTGTAAACTTTGAACACCTGTTCTAACACAGACTGTCCAAATGGGAATAGGTTGTCTAAACCATCCGACATTGACATATGAATAACGTGTTCTGCGTTTATGTTGTACGCATTCATTGTTTTGTAGAATCTACCACCCGACATTCCGCCTGCAAAGCCTGACATGTTGTTTGTCGCACCTGCGTTGGCATAACTTGATCCGTATGCCGCAGTACCGCCACCTGTTGTTCCGCCACCACCGTAAGTTTGGTTTGGTGTGATCTGTGTTGCCGAGAGTCTTTGTAGGTTTGGATTTATATCTCTTATGACGTACTGTTCGGGTTTCTTTCCTTCGGATTCATTTACTACGATCCTGTCTACTTTCGCGTTGTCAATGTAAAGCCACTTCATTGTTTCAGGATCTCTCACAAAGAAACAATCTCCATATTTCAGTGCGTTCCTGAATATCCTAAAAATTCTTTTGTTAAATTTATTGCTTGTAGTCCACTGTTGTAACGCTTTCTTCAAAAGTTTCACTTCGTGTTCTGTGGTCTCGTCCTTGAACACAAGATCGAATGGAGTTTCATTCTCTTGATTCTTCTGCGTTGAAAATTCTGCAAGGATGTCCAATGCCGCATTTATCTCGGAGTCAGAATCCATTTGGTCATACTGAAAGTATCTCTGTATCCTGTTAGGATGTCCTGTGTAAACATCTGGCAGGT